TCGGTCATCGTGGCAGCACCATCGTCTTGAACATAATTCCTGCAAACAGGACAAACCTTTGATTCATTCATACTAGAACCCTCTAAAAGACAGACATAAAAAAAGCCCCTTTCGGGGCTTCAAGGAAGCTGATTTACCCAGCTTCTGATGTGTTTCTGAACTTCTCCATTGCTTGTTCGTGACGGTTTAGCTCTACCTCTACGGCGTCCTCAAAGATGAAGCTGATGAAGGGGTTGCCGTTCTTGTCTGTGCGCTCCCAGAAAGCGCCTTTGTAGGCGCGGCCACCTATCCTGACCTCTTGGACCACAAAGCTTGGCTGCTTCTCAGAGGTCTTGAACTTGTTGGTAAAAGCGATTCCGCTGTTGGGCTTTGGGGTATAAGATTTTGTCATGTGATTCTCCGTTTGTTGTGCCGAAATGGCGCGTAAAGATCACACGGCCCCGTCTTTTGAGGCGAATCAAGGGTTTGCCGGCCTTGGACGGCTGGCCTGAATCATGGAGGATCCGCAGGCGGGGTTATCGCCTGTGGGGGTGCCATTATTCTGGACACCCTTGAATCGCCGGGGGCCGTGTTATTCTTGGAGCTCCATTTCGGGGTTTCCGACAAACGGTGAATCACGCCTATGTCGGACACTGGAGCGGAAAAGGCTGGCGCTTAACGGAGTAGCCTTTGCCGACGCTTAAGTTCAAGTCCAAGGACAACGCTTCAACCTGACTGACAGATGGACTTCTACTTCGCCGGGCCTACGGCCGATCTGGTAATCGGCAAGGACGGAAAGGGATACGCTTATCTCCGACCACACCAAGTCGAGGCAGGGCTGTCACTAACGTGCCATGAAGCGGGAGTCCGGTGATGAATAGCCAGAGGGATCTACGGCGAAACTTGCTAAGTGACAGCTTGCCCCAACGGGGCAAACCTTTTGTGTCTATCGACACAGACTAGAACAAAGCCAACTGGATCGGCCAAGCGAACCTGAATCGTGCCGAATAATTTCAGGCAAACACTAACAAACCTACATAGGGAGATATAAGGTATGGTCAGTCGCTTGGACAGCTACGCAGTCCAGACTCCTTATAGTCCTCAGTCCTATAACAGGACTCTAGAGGCTACATCTCCAACACTCTCACATCTCCTAAGTGACCATGCATCCGCAACCGTCAGACCATCCAGAAAGCACGGGACAACCCGGCTGATTCGATATTGAAACTGGTACGGGGAGGGGGAGAAACTCCGGCGTGTGTATAGAAGTTCCCACCTCCGTACAAAATAGGGTATTTACAGATAACCGGTTTGCCGTTATAACTGCCTGACCTATATGACTTAATGGGAGAAAGTCGTGTCCGAAAATCAAAAGAAAAAAGAACATACGGTGGAATATACCCCGATGTCTTATCATACGATGTGTCAGGCCGATAAGGAGCGCATACGTAAGCTACAGGACAAAGGGATACCAACCCCTTATGATCCTACCCCTTCGGATGAAGATGCCTCAGATGGCTTTGTGATGCTCTATAGGGGATATTGATATGGAGGCAGACGATAAGCAGGATAAACCTGCCCGTCGAGGTAGACCGCCTAAAGCGTTAGTGAAGAGTAAGACACAAGGAAGTCGGGGTGTCGGAAGGGGTCGTCCTAAAGGCGATGCCGCTATCATTAACGATTACAAGGCAAAGATGCTATCTTCTCCTCGATCCAAAAGGGTATTGGATACGATTTTGAATGCGGCGTTAGATGATGACCATAAACATCAATCCGCTGCGTGGAAGCTTGTAATGGATAGGATTGCTCCTGTTGCTGCTTTTGAGAAGGATATTATTAAGAGCGGTAGCCGCAATGCGATACAGATCAACATCACGGGTATCGGAGAGGCATCTACCAATACTAATCAACCCAACGCAATGGACGATGGCTTTGCTGTCATTGACGGCGATGTGGTAAAAGAAAACACGATGAAGGGCGAATAATGCTCTATACCAAAAACATAAACCTGACAGACTCGACAACCCAAACCATTGTGACGATTCCAAATGGGTACGTTGCCCACTGGACGATGGCGTTTATCTCTAATCTGCACAATTCTACGAATGACATTACGCTCTTTGTGGATAAAACCCCCGATCCTGATGTCTATATCTTTAATGGAACAAGTGTGCAGTCCAAGGAATACTTGTTATTGGATGGAAAAGCCGTGTTTGTACTGCAATCTGGGGATGTTATTAAGGCTGCGGCGGGTAGTTCAGGCAATATAGAGGTCGTTGTGACCTTTGATTTACTGGAAGCCCCCGCTACATTCATAAATTTTAACGGCGGATAACCTTGAGATACTTCAAAATTGAAGAATTTGACTGCACATTCACCAAAAAAAATGAAATGAACCCTGAGTTCCTCTTATTGCTGGATGAATTGCGTGACTTATCTAACTTTCCTTTCGTCATAACGAGTGGGTATCGTGATCCTTCACACCCAGAGGAGGCTAGAAAGACAAGCCCCGGCACCCATTCCAAGGGAATAGCTTGCGATATTCGCGTTAATAACGGTGCTGAGAAGTATATTATCGTTCAGAATGCCATGAAGCTGAAGTTTACGGGCATTGGTATCGCCAAAACGTTTATTCATGTTGATGTCAGGGACACAACCCCTGTGATATGGACGTATTAAATGGATGAAGGTCTAGAGTTAAACGTTGAATTGCTGGATTGGCAGCAGTTAGTCTACAAAGATCCCTCCAGATTTAAGGTGGTTGCCGCTGGGCGGCGAACAGGAAAGTCCCGTCTAGCGGCGTGGATGCTCATTATTAGCGCACTTGAACATGAAGGTGGCAATGTCTTTTATGTGGCCCCAACTCAAGGCCAAGCTAGGGACATTCTGTGGAATGATCTCCTAGAATTAGGTCACGGCGTAATTTCCGGCTCTCATATTAACAATCTCCAAATTAAATTGGTGAATGGGTCAGTCATTAGCCTTAAAGGTGCGGATAGACCAGAGACAATGCGAGGTGTAAAGCTTCGGTTTTTGGTTATGGATGAGTATGCGGACATGAAGCCGGAAGTCTGGGAGCAGATTTTACGGCCAGCACTAGCTGACCATAGGGGTTCGGCCATGTTTATTGGTACACCTATGGGCCGTAACCACTTCTATGAGCTTTTTAAATATGCAGAACTTGGCGATGATGACACGTATTCTGCATGGCACTTCACAAGCTATGACAATCCAAAGATTGATCCTGATGAAATTAACGCCGCTAAACGGGGCATGTCGTCTTATGCGTTTCGTCAGGAGTTTATGGCGTCATTTGAGGCGCAAGGCTCCGAAATGTTCAAGGATGATTGGATAAGTTATGGCGAAAAGCCAGAATCCGGCGATTATTACGTAGCAATTGACCTTGCTGGTTTCCAAGACGTTACAAAAAAGAAAACCAAGAGTACAAAGCTGGATGAAACAGCCATTTCAGTCGTAAAAGTATCCGATACTGGCGACTGGTACGTAGAAAATATCATTCATGGTCGATGGTCACTGGATGAAACTGCCATAAAAATCTTTCAAGTCGTCCGAGATTACGAACCTATATCTGTTGGGATTGAAAAAGGAATCGCAAAACAGGCAGTAATGTCTCCATTGATGGATCTTCAGAAGAAGTATGCTCAGTTTTTCCGAGTGGAGGAGCTATCGCATGGAAATAAACGAAAAACAGACCGTGTAATGTGGGCATTGCAAGGAAGATTTGAAAACGGCATTATCTCGCTAAACAAGGGTGACTGGAATGCTCAGTTTCTTGACCAACTGTTTCAATTCCCCGACCCTTTAACGCACGATGACTTGGTTGACTCTTTGGCTTACATTGACCAACTTGCAAATGTGCCGTATGGCATTGAAGATATGGATTTTGATGAGCCAGAAATCTTAGATATTGTGGCGGGATATTAAATGGAAGATTTGACAGTACCAGATCCACTGACAGTCCAGCAGAGCCTTGAAGATTGGGTGATGAACAAGTGTGATGACTGGCGAGATAACTACCAGTCTAATTACGAAGATAAATTTGACGAGTATTATCGTCTGTGGCGTGGAATTTGGGACCCCGCAGATGTTGAGCGCAAATCTGAGCGATCAAGGCTCATATCTCCTGCGTTACAACAAGCTGTTGAGTCAAATGTTGCAGAAATGGAAGAGGCTACCTTTGGTCGCGGTAAGTGGTTTGATATCCGTGACGATATGGGCGACAAAGAAACGGCTGACATCCAATACTTACGCAACAAACTAACCGAGGACTTCCATAAGTCGCAGATTCGCAAGAATGTTGCAGAGTGTTTGATTAACGCTGCGGTATTTGGCACTGGCGTTGGAGAAATTGTCTTAGAAGAAGTCAAAGACATGCGCCCAGCCACTCGACCCATTATGGATGGGCAGCTTCAGGCTGTCGGCATTAACATTTCAGATAGGGTATCGGTTCGGCTAAAGCCTATCATGCCTCAAAACTTCTTGATTGATCCCGTTGCCACAACTGTCGATGACGCTTTGGGCGTTGCCGTCGATGAGTTTGTCGGGCTTCACCACATTGAGCGACTTCAAGAGTCTGGTGTCTACAGGGATGCTTATGTCGGAACAGGGCCGGATGATAGTGAGTTAGAGCCAGATCAAGAGATTACGATGTACTCTGATGACAAGGCTCGTCTAACAAAATACTACGGACTTGTTCCTAGAGAGCTTCTTGAAGAGGCAATTGATGAGGATATTGAAGAAACCTCGTCATATGTAGAGGCGGTTGTTGTTATTGCTAACGGTGGAACGCTTCTGAAGGCAGAGCAAAACCCTTACATGATGAAGGATCGGCCTATCGTCGCCTTCCCTTGGGACGTTGTACCTTCAATGTTCTGGGGCAGAGGCGTTTGTGAGAAAGGTTACAACTCTCAAAAGGCGCTTGATACCGAACTTCGTGGTCGTGTTGACGCACTTAGTCTAACTATTCACCCCATGCTGGCTATTGATGCGACTAAGTTACCTCGCGGGTCAAAGCCAGAAGTCAGACCGGGAAAGATGATTCTGACAAATGGCGATCCAAGAGAAGTATTGCAACCCTTTAACTTCGGTCAGGTTGGTCAGATTACATTTGCCCAAGCAGCCAGCCTTCAGCAGATGGTTCAACAGGCAACGGGCGCTGTAGATTCGGCAGGATTAGCGGGTAGTGTTAATGGTGAGGCAACAGCGGCAGGTATCTCTATGTCGCTGGGGGCTATCATTAAGCGGCACAAGCGCACACTAATTAACTTCCAAGAAAGTTTCTTGATGCCTTTTGTCGAAAAAGCAGCCTATCGGTACATGCAGTTTGACCCAGACAACTACCCGGTTAAGGATTACAAGTTTACGGCTACAAGCAGTCTTGGAATTATTGCTAGAGAGTATGAAGTTACTCAGCTTGTTCAACTGTTACAAACAATGAAGCAGGACAGCCCTATATACCCTGTGCTTATCCAGAGCATCATTGACAATATGAACCTAAGCAATCGTGAAGAGCTTATT